GCTCTGGATCCTCATTCAGACCCGTACGCAAGCTCTTCTGAAGAGCCGAATACGAGTCAATAGGGTCACGACGCTTGATAGAGACTTGGGTGGCGAGACGCCACTCAAGTCTATACAGCGTGGGATTCCATCTTGAGAAAGAGACATCCGGATCATTTGACCAACGCCCAATACCCGGCATCCCGTGAGGGATTTCAGGGTATCTTACCACGCCGCCGATTAGGCGATCGAGGTAAGCCACAGAACGGCAGTTGCCGAACCGCTCGTAGAGTTGGTTTCGCAGCTCGCTAGCTTTCACTAGCTCGCGGCTGTTCGCCCGTGATTCAGGCAAGTAGGCCCTTGCGTAGGAAGGAGTTACAACTCTTCCTTCGTAGGCGTCTACTCCGCACGATTCCCGAAATTTCCCAGTGTGGAAAGACTTCGAGAGGTTCACCTTCATCCCTAGGGAGGAAAGTGACTGAACCACGTTAGGGTATGCACCCACAGGAATGATGATGTCATCCCCATAGATGCTCAGCGTTCCGGAACGCTTCCGCAAACTCTTGATGAATTTGTCGGAAAAGTTCCCCTGCATCCTACATAGAACTGTCGCAACCAAGGTGTGAAACACCATTGATTCGATAGGGAATGTAAGTGCAGATCCCATCGATGCAAACTTGTTCAGAAGAACAATGTTTCCATCAGGGAGCTCGACGAATCGGGACCTGGAAAGCTTAAGGTAACGAAGAAACTGCGGGTTGAACCCGAAAAGTTCTTCGACCAAAGACAGACCAACTCGATCCGACGCCTCGGAAAGGTCTATGGTGGCAATCTTGCCATCAATCGACCCACCCAGGGCCATCCGCTGGTTGTGGTGCTGGTACGTGTAACTACACGCAAAGTCACCACTCTCCAACAGCGCTTTAAAACGCAGTTGGAGAGCCTGCTGAACGTACTGATTGTAAGAAGGCTCGATGGAAATTAATCGAGGCTTCAGTGCTGTTTTGGGAACAGCCGTCAGACGAGCAGGAACCTCCTTCGTTAAAGGAGGTCGCTCGAGCAAATCGATCCATGAGGACCGAAAATACTCGGGACCGACCAGCGATTCGATGTTATAGGAGATGGAATCGAAATCCCACCTCTCATTAGCACCGAATCTTTCGGATACCGCTCCAGGGCCATGCTTACCATCTTCGATGGTCAACAAGGCCTCACCGATCAGTTTCCCAAATAACAACTGGGCAACCTTTCGGGCATACGGGTCAATCGACGCACGAATCTCGGCACGTGATGGCAGACTCTTGTCTGTATTCACGAACTGTTGAATTTCGGCGTCGACACGTGACTGTTCGCAAACTTCAAAGATCTTCTTGTGAAGACGAGAAATCTGACGAAGCCAACGAATGGCCGGTATGCTGGGATTGGAAAGAAGTCGTCCATCCCTAGAGAAGATCAAACCCCAAATTCCACTAAGGAATTCGGGATAGGCGCAACGCGACAACCACCCTTCTATCGAAGGGAGTTGTCCGTCTCGAAGACCTGCAATCAAGAGGTCATCGAGCCGTGGCATTGTGATAGTCAAGAAAGGTAAACCTTCCTTGTCATATCTTCTCCAGAGAGTTTCAACATCTCTCTCTGCGCTGAAACCCAGAGAATCTCCTGCGTCAAGCATGAGATTCTCGAGGAGAATTACTTGGCTTTTCAACTCTGCCCCCTTTCAAAGGGCTAGTAGTTCCAAGCCAAGATGGGACACCGTACGTTCAGTCAGACGCCCCTGGCACAACTTGTTTTATCAGTTGTATACAGGGGACGTCGGACGTGAACGCAGAACTAGTCCGACCATGGCACCGATGCATGCACCGGTGACACCAGTCAGACCCAGGATGGCGATCGAGATGATCGTCCCATCCATTAGTTCTCACCAGCGATGAGCTTCTTCAAGTTCGCGTTGGTGTTGGCAGTGAGCCATGCAATGTAGCCAAGGGAATCCTTTTCTACCTCTGCATCAGTCACTCCAGAGTTGGGTCGGTCAATCGTGAACGACACCATGCTCTGTACCTGAGTCGAAAGTCCCGACCCCAGAGGGTCGAGGACAGTGCGCTTCGTGAAGAAGCGCCCCACGTTGCGTCGGCGCTTAGCCGAACCACGTGGGTCGATGGTCAGTTCGCGTGCGGCATCAGCCGAAACGAACCGACCGACGGTGGTACCCGTGATAACCCTGGGAAGGGAATACGGGACCGCGTCAACGGTAACTGCCTGAGGGTCGATGTATGCCATCTTGGACTCCTGTCCATGTTGAATTATTCTTCAGTTGGTATTCAGTTGTGGTTTTAGCGGTGCTGGGCAAGACCCAGTGCCACAAGGATCCCAAATTGAGAGGCCGTGAGGCTTCCCATTTGAGTACCAAACCCGAAAGGGGTCGCTCGATCACGCCAACGAGTTTGAGACATGGCCACAGATGTGCCACGCTTGATCTCGAGACTACGATAATACGGACTAGACGAAAGGGGCCTTATTAAGGTCTCCTGTTCCGAATGAACCCGTTGAGTAGTCAAATAGGCGTAATCTACGTTGTACTTTCCCCTCACGGGGGAGTAAACGTTAGCGTTGGAGAGTGAGTCACCCATTGTGGTGAACCAATCAACCAACCAGGAATAAGGTGTCAGATCCCAAAGCATTTGCGGATCATCGACCAGTCCCATCCTCTTTGTAACGTCCATTACCTGATCGCTGAAAGAGTTAGCACGCCGTCCTGCTTTCGCAAGACCGGTGTACTTTGAGCTCCAGTGGTAGTCTTCCGACTCCACTAGTCTGTATTCGGAACTATAAGACATTCCGGGTCCAGAGCTCGGTCCCAACACGTCGCCTTGCTCGAGATGAGTATAGGCGGACGAGTACGGCCCTAACAGAGGATTCAAACTTCTGCCGCGGCTGTTACTGTCTGTACGTGAGGGACCCTCCCATTGCCGTTTTCTACGGAACGACTCGTAGTAAATGACACGTTCAAGATTCATTCCAACCTTAATAATGTTGAAATATTCTTGAATCAGCGGGGTCCATCCAAAAGCGATGTTCAGTGCCTCAGATCCGAAGTAGTTTCTTGCGGACTTGAGTCCTGACATCTTCAAATGGAAGTTCTTCAGGAGCGACGGTATGTCACCACGGAGTAGCTCAATGAGAGTTACACCAAGTGACCCGACGTTCCTGTCAGGCGCTGTCATAGCGAAGTATCGATTCGCCATCCCCTGACGATCTGTGTTTGACACAGAAAGTCCACCACCTGTGGTTTGGAAACCAAAGGTGTAAGGAGATGGGTTAACGAAACCATTGCCGACAGCAGACCAGATATCACCCTGATAATAAGTTCCACTATCACGGTAATAATCTAGGAATCCGACGAAGGGCATCCTAAACGTCTTGTGAGACGCATAGAGATGACCGGAGTCGGTCTTGGACACCCTATCCACTGACGTGCTCCCAGTAGCAGTTTCCGCTGGGAACGCCGCTCGCTGTACATCATCTATATACCGCTTGCGCTCTGCAAGTTGGTTGAAGATGCTGCCGGAAAGATTTGGGGTTGTAATCCCAAAGCCATCCGTTCTCTTTCTCATCCTTGCGGATGAGGGAGAAACAGGTGGGTCCGACACAGCATGTCGGCCCGTACGCCAGGAATAGACGCCTTCAATCACAGTTGGCGTGGAAAAGTGAGGTGCATACGCACCACGCGATCCTTCACGTCCGACTCCCGATAAGCGCTCACGCGCCGGGAATCGATGATTGTAGACGTACAAGAGAATCCTCCTTTCGGTTTCAGCGAGCCCCCCTTCG